AAGCCTTAGCCAATTGGTATGCTTTTTCTGATTTACGACCAGCTTTGTTTACAGTTTCCAAAGTACCAGAAATTTTGATGGTTTTTTGTGAAATTTGTGTACGGTTACCAACACGAGTAGTTGGAGATAGTGTTGCGTCAGATGCAGTTGCACCCTCAACCACAGCGTTTGATACGTTTACAGCAGCCAAGCTGTCTGTTTGCCATTCGTGGTATACAGCAGTAGCTGCGGTTTTACCAACAGATGTCATAAATGGTGTATCTGTAGGTGAGATGTTGTAAATAACATCAGCCAAGTCTTCACGTTGACCAATGCTGGTATAGGTTTGATATGTTGCCATGATAATTCCTTAAATAAAGTTTTCAAAGACAGATGCAGCGTCACGCACCTTGCCTGATTTTTGTAATTGAGCCATAGTCTTTTTAGCTTGGTCAGTATTTACAGATGTATTACTGTTACCAGACTTAATCGTCTTAGGCGGTTCACTAACCCTCTTGTTTAGTTGAGGCTTAGACTGTTGTAATTTGTCGTACTGCATTGCCTTATACAATGCCATAACGTGCCGAGCATCTCTTACTGCTGATAGCTCTTGGTCTGAGAATCCTAAGTTCTTTGCAAACTTACGCAAATCTGACCTTAGTGCCTCACCTTTTACTGGATCGCTGTATTCCGGTAGTGTTTCAGACAATTTAGCAGCCTGTTCGGACAAGTATTGTTGCATTCCTTGCTGTTGCTCGGCTTGTTGCATCTCTGCAATGCGTTGTCTTTCAGCTTGTATTGCATATAACTTCTCTTTGTTCTGCGACATCTCTGCCACTCGTACAGCGTAACCGATAGGGTCAGATTCTTTTAAAGACTCTAAATCCTCTACTGGTTGTTGAGCATTCAGTAACTGCTCCATTGCTTGCAACCGTTCTGCATAAGCATCACGCATATATTTGGCTTCTTCAATAGCTTTTTGTTCAGCCTCTACTGCTTTGCGTTGCTCTGCTACTTGTTGCGTCTTTTTGGTGTAATCTGCACCTTGTTGCGCTAGTGATTTTAGTTCAGTTAAGGTTAGTTCTTTATCCTCGCCACCGACTTTAACTTGAAACCGTTGTTCGTCTTGGTCTGGATTAGACTCCTCTGAGCTATCATCTGCTTGCTCAACTTCTTGCTCGTTGCCACCTTCTTCATTCTCTTGTTCTGGTTGCTCTTCAGCTTGCCCTTCTTCTGGTGCTTCCGATGCATCCATTAAACCTAAGAATGCGTTTTGTGCTTCATTGATAGTGCCAGTACTCTGTGTGTCACTCCCGTTAGGGTTGGTGTCGGTAGTCATTTAAATCTCCATATGCTAGTGCGCCTAGCCACGTTTTATAGATACTATAAAATCTTGCTAAAGTATTTTCCAGCGTTTTGCATTAATCTTGCGGTCATCTGCCATGCCAACGATATGAGCCATTACTTCACGAATAGCCGTTAGCTTTGTGTAAGCATCTTGTCGCTCGTCATAATCATAAAGCGGTGAGTTAGACCACCGTTGCATCTGTAATTCTTCCATCTCTTTAAACACTTCCAAGAAGTTTTGGTCTTGGAGCATATTGTTTGCCCACTCTGATTTGGTCATTTATGCACCATAGGTTGTGTCAATATCAAAGTTTTCTTCCATATCTTGTGGTTCAGCCTTTATACCACCTTTTACCATTTCATTCAAGCTAGTAATGGCTGACATAATAGCGTTAAGCTGCTCTGTCTGTAGCTTGCCATCAGTTGCCTGTGTCTTAACTTCTAATTCCATCTGTTTCAATTGCAATTCAGCTTCCTTGATACGATACTCGCCTTCAAGTTGCATTTGCTTTTGTTGGAACTCTAATTCTTTACGAGCATTCTCTACTTGCATTTGCTCACGGTCTAGTTGTAACTTAGCCTGGGCAGTCTGTGCAGACAATTGAGCCTTCTGTTCTTCTACTCTTGCATATAACTGCGCTGCCTCAGAGTTTGGATCAGCCGGTGCTTGGCTTGCTTGCTGCATTATTTGTTGTTCAACTTCTGGTGTAATCTCATTAATAAATGATGTTGTGTCTTTAAAGCCAGCCATCTCAATCATGCGACCAAGAGTGCTGCGATATTGCGTTACAGTCACCAATGGGTTGTTAGCACCGTACTTGCCGATGATTTCTTCCTGTTTAGACATAATCATTTGTAGCATAGCAATCTGCTCTTGGCGGTTGCCGTTGCCCAAGCCTACGTTGATTGATACCTCGTATAGGTTAGACCATTCACGTGGGTCATAAGATACCCATTTGCCACGCATACGGATTGTCTTAGCTTGGTTTTGGTATTTGCATAGTAGGTGCAAGATGCCACGGAATAGTGATTTGACACCTGTTTCAGCAAAGATACGAGCCATTAGCTCTAGCTTACCTGCTGACTGTTGCATCATGGCTGCCACGGCTGTTGCTGTAGTGTTCTGAAGCACGTTAGCATCAAGACCTTGCTGTAGGTCACTAACACCAGTACGTTTAGCCTGTACACCATCCAAGTATTCCATCATCGGGAATGATTGACCGGCTGTGTTTGCTACTGTTAGTTGATTTACTGCTTGAGGATTCTTAACACGGATAACACCACCAGCAGTAGAAGTTAGTAAGTCATCTAGGTTAACTTGACCCTCTACGGCTGTAACACGTGCGTTATTAGTTAGGTACAAGTTGTCTAGCATTTGACGCAATATAGTAGACTTGGTTAGTTGCAAGTCCATTGTCCTGTCGGCTAGTGATTGACCAAAGAATTTGTGTGGAATAGGAATTGGGCATACAGAGTGGAATGGTACGTAGTCGCACTCTTCATTAGATAGAATCTGCTCACCACCAATGATAACCCTGCGTAACTCTAGCAAGCCGTTATCGTTTGTATCAACCTTGATGTAGCACTCAAATATCTCTACCTCTTCCATTGATAGGTCAGTAGACTGTGCGTAGTCTGGCATCTCGTCACGACCAAAACGTGCTAGTCGCTCTGGTGAATACTCTAAACGGTCACCGGCTGGGATAGTATCAACGATAGACTTCTCGTAACCCATAGCAATCAAGTCACCACGGGCAATCATTCTACGGTGAGCTGTGAATGGTGAGTCCTCAATAGTCTTAGCACGTTTGCTAATTAGAAACTCTTCAGGTGGTACGTTCTCAACAGCAATACGGCTGTCATCTTGGATGCGCTCAATCGTTACGCTGTGTGTGTTGTAAGGGAAGCCATCAATACCAATAACAATGTCAGTTACTTGCTTGGTGATTTCCCACTCGCCTGTCTGCATAATCATGGCTAACTCGTCATCGGTTAAGCCTTTATACTTCTCTTTGATGGTGTCTTTCTTTTCTTCCCAGTAGGCTTTAACTACACCGACCTTCTGTAGCAATGCATCCTTGAACCAGTTGTGTAGGATTAAGAAGCCATCGTTATCTTTATAGAACACCCAGTTAGCCATGTCACTAGCTTGGTCAGCTAGTGGTTCTTCACCATCCTTGGTAGCCTCAAAACGGACAGCATCCTCGCATGATGTGAATACACGAATCAATTGTGGCAATGCACCATCTACGGCTTCAGCTACCTCACCGGTAACTACTTGGCTACGACCTTCTACCTCAGTTCCGTATTTGTCACGGAAGTAGTAGTTCATGGCATCAGCACGTTCTTGAACAGTATCGGACTCTAAGTAGCCAATAGCGTTATTGATTTCGTCAGCACATAGTGCCTTTAACTCTTCTTGATTCATCATTATACGACCCATGCCTTATTTTGTTGTAATGGTTTAGACCATGTTGTATCTACTTCTACTAATCCTATTGCCATGTAACGAAAGCTATCTGCAAAGTGTGATGACCAATCATGTACCGGCTTATCATAAAACACGTTCTGCTTCTCGTTAAACTCACGTCTATAGTTACGCAATGCTACCAGACCACTCTTTGTGCGTTCCATATCAAACCAGCATCGTGGAAGCATACGTCTGACTGCTTGAATGCCATCTGCTATAGATAGGCTTGGTGCTACAGTAACATCTAGTCCAGCTTCCATCAACACCTCAAGTCTGCTGCGACCTGTAGTCATCTCTCTGACTCTTACATCGTGCGGAAGTATCTGCTGACCCTTGTCATAACCATTATCACGTAACCAACTAACATAATAGTCTAATCCGACACCGTGGTTTTCTGTGCAATCTATTAGCTGTATCTCTTTACCAACTATCTGCGCTACCCAAATACACGTACTGTCGCTGACACCCAAATCCCAGCTACAAACAATCTTTGCCAATGAGTCTTTAGGAATCTTAGTAACACGCTTCTCGTTATCAGCTTCATGTAATAGTGACCCATAGTAAGCACCTTCTACTGGCGCATCAAAGCTACACTCAAACTCTTGCTTGTACTTGTCCTCGCCCATCTCGTTCTTAGCACTAGCCAACTCTTGTGGGTCTAGTATGCCAGTATCACTAGCCTTAAACTCTAAGAACTTCCAGCCTTCTGTAACCATTGCACGTTCTTTGAACTCACGGAAATGATTATTCCCCTTTGGAGTGCCAATAAACAAACAGAAACCTTTTCTGTCTGCTAGTGCCGGTCTTATAATCTCATTCCAAATCTTTGGGTCTTGGTCACCTATCTCGTCTAGCACAACACCATCAAAGTATTGACCACGTAAGCTATCACCATTCTCACTACCGTACAGGCTGATCCTTCTGCCCAGGAAGTCCACTCTTAGCTCTGCGATGTTTGCAGTACCACCAAGTGAGCGAGTATATTCTGTAAGGTAATCCCATGCGACCCTTTTAGCCTGTGAGTAAGTCGGTGCTATATAAGCGTACCTAGGATTCTTTTGTGTGTTCTGTAACGCAGAATGTATCAATTGTACAATAGCAGAAACAGTTTTACCCATCCTACGATGCGCTACAGCTACAACAAAACGATTCTCTCTTACTGCCTTGTGTATCTCTTTCTGTGGTAACCGAGGCTTGTAGCCTAAGTCAATCGGGTTAGTAGTTGTCATCTATACCAGTTACCACTTGTATCAGCAATGGTGCATCAGCATCACCAGTTACTTTGTTCTCTTGCATTGCCTTACCATCTAATCTATCGCCTATCTCTTTGATAGCATTCATATCGCCATCGGCTGCTTTTTCATATAAAGCATTAGCAATAGTATGTAATCGCCTGTAATCTTCTTGGACTGCGAGTTTTCTAATTAAATCTCCCCATATCCTATTGTTTTTACTAGCGTTCGTATGACCTAGTGGCGCACCTGCACCTTTGGGGTTTGTTTCTGTAATTTCTGCCATGATGTTGTGACTCCTTATAGGTTGGTCACCCAGTTGTTAAAATTAGTTTACCAATGATGTATTGCGTTGATAATTAGAGTAAGGTTAGCGATTACAGCTAACAGTATTATTGCCCAATGGTCGTTCATTTTTTAGCACGGTTCGCTTCACTTAAGGCGATGGCAATTGCTTGCTTACGTGACTTAACTACCTTTCCACCCTTGCCGGAATGAAGCTCTTTGTCCTTCCACTCGCCCATAACCTTACCAATCTTTTCGGCTGCTTTATCTAAGTTACGCATAATAGTCCTTAAATTCTTTATGATATTTGTCGTATGCTTCGCTTGCAACTAACTTTGCTAATTCTAAATCTTCAAAATATCCAATATATTTATTGTCATTGTATACTCTAAATTGTACTAACCACTTATTTAAAGATTTATTCCAACTTACACCTTTTACTCCAGATGTATTATTTTTTTGAATTCCTCTATTAAATTGATTTTGTGATAAAGAGCATTCACGTAAATTTTCAATTCTATTATCAGTTCTATTTCTATTTATATGGTCAACAAATTTTGGCATATAACCATAATGATATAACCATGCTATTCTATGAGCTAAATGTGCAACATAATTTATTTTAAGATGAATATATCCAGTCTTTTGAATAGACCCAGCAATATCTCCAGCTTTTATTCTTCTGCCTCTATTTTCATTCCAAACAAATGTTCCATTGTCTTTGTTGTAATGTAATAGTTTTTTAACTTCGTGCTGTGTAATCATATTAACCCCTTTAGTTAATAGCCTTATTGAATGTATTGGCAGGATAGTAAGGTTCTATCTTTTCGGTCGCTAAACCTAGCCATACAAATTTAATCTGTCATTGGATTTTCAAATTCTTTTTTTTCCCAAACACTACAAAGTCTACTATTATGACAAATTAAACTGAGCTTATGACACCATCCTCTCTGAACTTGACCATCATACAGGTCGTACTTGTTTAGTGGGATGGCTTCCATAGCCTCAAACATTTCAGGAGTGTTGTCGTAGTATTCGCAGTTACCGCATCGTTGACGCTTGACTTCTGCCGGTGTGATTCGGAACATCTTAGCCATCTTTGCCCAGTACTCAGTATTAGGCAAACTTGGGTTCATAGCTCCTAGAGAATAGTTATCAATGGCATTCTTGGTGTTGTCAGCAATCTCTTTGGCTGTGCCAATAGTAGTTTTTGTGTCTAACAAACCTCTTGCCATAGTCATTCCCTAAAAAATAGGAGGTTCTCGCAACTGGACTACCTCGGAGTCCACCCTATCACGTCTGAGGGGCTGTGATTGCTTTCTAGCGATGTACAGTCGCTGGAATAAAAGAGTAATGCAAAATCGCACTACTATAAATCGTTACGTGACTTTACCATACTAATCAATCGTGGTCAATATATCACTTTTAATGGTTTTAACTATGGTAACGTGTCTAAAAAAGAGCATAATTCGTACATATACACAATGACGTGTACATAAAACAAAGGAATCTAATCATGGCTTGGACTAAACCAGTAGCACACGAAATGCGATTTGGATTTGAGGTTACACTTTATATTTGCAATCGTTAATATTACAGCCCCTTAATTGGGGCTTTTAATTTTAATACAATCCAAAATCTTTGTGATGCTCATTAATAAAAAGTTTATATTTTTCATAAGCATCTAGTTGGTTATTAAAATATCCTAAATGAATTGATTTTTTATTTAAATATCCAGTAGATTTCCATTTATTAGCTACTTTACTCCAACTAACTCCTTTGTATCCAGATTTATTATTTGCTTTTAATGGTACATTTAAATTGTTTTGTTGCCTTGTACATTCCCTTAAATTAGCAAATCTATTGTCATGTTTAATTCCATTAATATGGTCAATACAATCTTTTGGCATTTTACCAGTCATGTATAACCATGCAAGTCTATGAGCTAAATAAGGTTTACTATTAATTTTTATTCTTATATATCCTTGAGCAATACATCCAGCAATATTTCCTAATGGAAGTCTAATAAAATAACCTTCTTCTGGAAAATATATAAATTGAGATTTTAATTCTGATTGTGTAAGCATTTAAACATCCTTGTACGATATTGAGTGAGTGTGTCGGCAATCTAATGGTACAAGCAAAAGATTCTTACCTGCTCTCCAGCAACCGACAAGTAATTATATCATAGAGTTACATTCTTCATAATGTCTTCATGGCTGGGTTCTTGAGAGTACTCAAACTCTATTAGCATCTCAATAAAGTGTATTGCCTTCTTTAAGTCCTCCAGACCGTTCTTATTCCTATGCCGACAAAGGTACTTGATTGCAGTAGCCTCTAGGTACGGAATGTTATTGTAATAGCAAAACTCTGCTGGCTGTATTGCAAAGCCCTTGTAGTGATTGCCACCGTGTTGGATGTCTAGTACGCTCATTACCAGTCACTCGCTGACATTGTTGCGCCACTTGTATAGTTCTTAGGTGATTTCATATTAGCCCTGTCTATTGCACGTTGATTCATATATAAGCTACTTAATTTCCTGTCATCAAAATTAATTACCCTAGCACCTTCTATCGTTGGTGTATTTTCGCTAACTTTAGTTTTGTATTTCTTAGGTGACACATACTCTAATGCATCCTCGTAGCTCATTAGCTTAGTAGTGACAAAGCTGTAGTACTTACGTGTTCCGGTGTCGGTAACAACAATGCTTTTCATAAA